GCGCTCAACACCTGGCAGGCGATTTCCTACGGCGGCCAGCAGGAGACGTTCACCACTGGCAGCTGCTCGTTCTACGATGGCCACGGTTCGACCTACTTCATGAAAGAGGCCACTGGGCGGTTCTTCAAATTCGACATCGATCGGAACACGTTGCATGGACTGGCCGTCAATCCCTACCCGCAATCGACGACGCTGGCAGCTGACATGTTCTGGATTGACACCTACACCGACCCAGGTGGCGGCAGTCTGGATTTCCTGTACCAGTTCCAGCACAGCCGTGTTGAGCTGCTGCGCATGCTGCTGGTGTGATCCGCCGTGCTGCTGACACTTCAGCTGCTGCTGGACACGCGAGATACTTTTACGGCCGATGGCGTATCCAGAATAGGAATAACTCCGGCCATCGATATGAAAGACAGGATTGGCGCAGTATCTGCGGCCGCCATGCTTAGACAGATCAGAGTGGAATCGCCAGCCGCTGATGCTGGCCGTGTTGGAAACATTACCGCTGCAGCCGGTATTTCCCGCATCGGCGAGCGACATTTTAGGGCCTAGAAATGTCGCGCCACTCCTGCGCCAATGCTGTTCATGCAACAGCAGCTCATTGCCGGCGACACCCTGAACTTCGCGACCGCCGTCGCGCAGTACCCACCCACAGATGGGTGGGTGCTGAAGTTCCGGCTGGTGCCGCGCACCACTGGTGGCGTCGCCATCACCCTGACCAGCGCGGCCGACGGCACTGACCACCGTGTCCAGGCTGCCGCCTCGACTACCAGCGGCTGGGCCGCTGGGCCTTACAGCTGGTCGAGCTGGGTCGAGAAGGCAGGCGAGTCCTACACCGTCGAGTCCGGCCAGATCACCATCCTGCCGGATCCGCGCCAGGTGGCCGCAGGCCTCGACTCACGCAGTCAGGCCGAGCAAGCCCTTGATGCCATCAATGCCAAGCTGGCAGGCAAGGCCAGCGATGCCATCGAGCGCTACACGATCAACGGCCGCGAGATCCGCTACTACCCGCTGGCTGATCTGATCAAGCTGCGCAGCCACTTCGTGCAGCAGGTCGCCATCGACCGCAAGGCAGCCGGCCTTGAGAAATCGACCGGTGCCGTGCGCCGCATCCTGGTGAGGACCGCATGACGCGCGGCCTCGACTACGGCAAGCTGGCCACACCAGGCAGCCCGATCCTGACCGCCTGGAAGGCTGACCGCGAACGCCAGCGCCGCGAGGAGGCTTCACAGGCTGAACTTCGCAAGGCCATGGCTGCCATGCGTGGCCATGCACTGCGCTCCGCACCGCGCCGCGCCAAGGCAGCGCCGACATATATCCCTGAACCGGCGTTCGGCATCGTCAGCGGCGAGCGGGCCTTCACAGCAGGCGAGTCCGATCGCATCACCTCAGGTTGGACCAGCTACAGCACCGGCATCAATGCCGACCTGGAGCGCGCACTGCCGACGCTGCGCGCCCGCAGTCGCGACTGGGCGGTGAACACCGACTCCGGCCGGCGTTATGTGCAGCTGGTCAAAGACAACGTCATCGGATCCAAGGCGCCACGCCTGCAGGTCCGCGCCACGCTGGCCAACAGCGACACGCTCGACGAGATCGCCAACACCGCCATCGAAACCCACTGGGAGCGCTGGTGTGAGCGCGGCTTGTGCGATGTCAGCGGGATGCTCAGCTTCACGGACCTGTGCCGGACAAATGTGGCCGCAGCCGGCCGCGACGGCGAGTTCCTCGGCCGCCATGTACGCGATCGCAATCTGCCCTACGGCTACGCGCTGCAGGCGCTCGACGTCGATCGCCTCTACCCTGGCAACGGCGCGCTGTCGCAGGCGCAGGGTGACAACCTGATCCGCCTGGGCGTAGAGATCAACAAGTATGGTCGCCCGCAGGCCTACCACCTGTACAGCGCCCATCCTGGCGACGGTGCTGCCGGCCTGGCGCCGAAGCCCATGGCCGAGCGTGTCCCGGCGAGCGAAATCTGGCACGGCTACGTCGTTGAGCGGCCAGAGCAGGTGCGCGGCTACCCGTGGACTGCATCGATCCTCAAGAGCGCCAACATCCTCGACAAGTACAAGGAATATGCCCTGGTCGCGGCCAAGATCGGCGCAGGCAAGATGGGCTTCTACATCACCGACAAGGATGCCCCCAGCGGCGAGCCGCCCGACTTCGAAGACTACAAGGACGCCACCGGCGCGCTGGTCCAGGACGTCGAAGCCGGCATGCTCGAAGCGCTTCCGCCTGGCGTCACCTTTGAGACCTTCGATCCGGATTACCCGCACCAGAACTTCGGCAGCTTCGTCACCACGGGCCAGCACGGTATTGCCGCCGGCCTGAACGTCGCCCATCACAACCTGACCGGCGACATGACCGGCGTGAACTACAGCTCGGCGCGCATCGCTGAACTGGCTGAACGCGAGCACTGGCGCGGCCTGCAGCTGTGGTTCATCGAAGTGTTCGTACGTCCGGTGTTCCTGGAGTGGCTGCGCATGGCTCTGCTGACCCGCAGCATCACGCTGCCCAGCGGCGCAGCCCTGCCGGCCGATCGCTTCGACAAGTTCGCTCAAGCGGCCAGCTTCCAGCCACGTGGCTGGGCCTGGGTGGACCCGGAAGCCGACATCAAGGCCAGCTCGATGGCCATCGCCAACAACCTGCGCAGCCATCGCCAGATCACTGACGAACAGGGCGTAGATCTGGACACCGTCCTGACCGACGAAGCCGCGTTCTATGCCCGCCGCAAGGCGTTGGGGCTACCCGACTTGGCCACCCAGACGCATGTGCTCAACACCCCTGCCGCAGCGCCCGCACCGGCACCGAAAGAAGCCCCATGAGCATCTTCTCCCGATCGCACACGTACTGGTCGCGCTCCGATGCCCGTGGCCGCACTGAGCTAAGCACCGCACTTGCTGGCCTCAAGGTCGGCCAGCGCCTGCGTGTGGCCGATGTGCTCGGCCAGCTGCCGCCCCAGGTGGCCGCAGGCGCTGAGCGCGCCGACTTGCCCCCACCGCTGGTCGGATCGATCAGCACAGCCATCCGTGCCGGCAGCATCGATACCGAGACCCGCGAGTGCCAGCTGAGCTTCAGCAGCGAGGAACCCTACGAACGCTGGTGGGGGATCGAGATCCTCGGTCATGACCCTGGCGAGGTGGACATGTCCTGGATCGCTTCCGGACGCGCGCCATTCCTGTCCGACCACGATACCTGCGAACAGATCGGCGTCGTCACCCGTGCTTGGATCAAGAACAAGCGCGGGTGCTCCGTGGTCCGGTTCAGCCGCAGCGACGAAGGCGAAGAAGAGATGCAGGACGTCATTGACGGCATCCGCGTCAACGTCAGCGTCGGCTATGAGATCCGAGAACTTGAGCTCGTCAAGAGGGACGGTGATCAGAGCACCTACCGAGTCACTGACTGGATGCCGTTGGAAAACAGCCTGGTCGCCATCCCTGCCGACATGACTGTTGGCGTCGGCCGCAGCGCAGCGGCATCCATCCCAGCAACCCCGAAGGCCAAGGAGCCACCCATGCCCACCGCTACCGCAGAGCCGAAGACCGGCGATCAAGCCTACCGCGACAACGTCGCGGCCATCATGACCTTGGCAACCAGCTACAGCCAGTTCATCAAGCCCGCCGATGTCGCGCGCGCTGTCAGCGAAGGGGCTGACGCCTTCAAGTTCCAGGAGCTGATCCTGCAGCGCATGCAGTCTGGCAGCACCGACGTGACCACTACCGCCGCACTGGGCGCCTCCCGCAAGGAGACTTCCCGCTACAGCTTCATGCGCGCGCTGCAGTCGATGATCCCCGGCAGCGGTGTCGATGGTGGCCTGGAGCGCGAGATGTCGCAGCAGATCGCAGGCACGCTCGGCCGCTCGGCCGAAGGCATCTTCATCCCGAGTGACATCTTCGCAGGCCGTCAGGTCAGCGCCGGGCCGGCCGATGCCAGCGGCCGCCGCGATTTCACAGTTGGCACCTCGACCGAAGCCGGCAACCTGGTGCAGACCGATGTCGCTGGCCAGCTCTTCACCGACGTGCTGCGCCCGGCGCTGGTGCTCGGCCGCCTCGGCATCACCATCCTGCCGGGTCTGCGCAGCAACCTGCTCATCCCGCGTAAGTCGGTCGCCGGCACGCTGGCGATGCTGACTGAAGTAGCGGCCGCGACCGAGACGCAACCCAATACCACGCAGGTCACGATGTCGCCCAAGCGCATCAGCGCCTTCGTCGATCCGAGCAAGCAAGCCATCATCCAGTCCGAGATTGGCATCGAAGGGATGATCCGCGATGACCTGCTCAGCGGCGCCGCAGTACTGATCGAGAGCCAAGGCATCAACGGCTCAGGAACCAGCCCGAATACGCGCGGCATCCGCAACGTCAGCGGCGTCGGCTCAGTGGTCGGCGGCGCCAACGGCGCCAATCTGGTCTGGTCGCACGTCACGGGCCTGGAAGCGGCCTGCGCCAATGCCAATGCGGCCAGTACCGATCGCGCGGGTTACCTGATCAATACCAAGGCCGTCAATACCAGCAAGAACACCCAGAAGGCAGCCAACCTGCCGTTCATCTGGGACAACGGCGCGGCCCCCCTGAACGGCTACCGCGCAGGCATCTCCAACAACGTGCCGAGCAACTTGACAAAAGGCACCAGCTCGGGCGTGTGCTCGTCGGCCATCTTCAGCTCGGACTGGTCCATGTTTGTGCTGGGCCTGTTCGGTGGCCTCGACATCACGGTTGACCCGTACACCCTGGCCACAACCGGCCAGATCCGCATCACGTTGAACCAGTTCATCGACTTCGCTTGCCGCCAGCCCGGTGCCTTTGCGGTGATGGATGACGCGCTCACGCCGTGAACCATCAGCTGAGCTGATCCAGACGTCCACACCAGCCCAATCGAGGAACTTGCAATGTCCGATCCCAAAACTGTCAACCTGCTGGTCATCAATGCCTGCAAGGTTGAAGGCCAGCACATCGCCGTCGGCGAGATCCTGACCGATGTCGAGGCCGAACTGGCCATGGAACTGACCGGCGCCGGCCGCACCCGCGTTGCGACCGACGAAGAGATCAAGGCCGCCATCGACAAGCAAGCCAAGAAGTAAGGCGCGGCGATGTTCACCGAGGATCTCAGCGTGTTCTTCGCCGAATTCGGCGACGATGCCCAGCTCGCCGGCCAGCCGGTGCGCGGGTATTACTCCGACGCCTACAGCCATGCCCAGCTGGGCTATCTGTCCGTGTCGGGCGCTGCGGCCTCGTTCGAGCTGCCGACGGCAGCGGTACCAGCTGAGCCCATCGGTGCAGCTATCCATATTGCTGGGAAGGGCGCGTTCTCAGTCCAAGAGCACCGCCCGGATGGCAGCGGCATCAGCGCATTGATCCTGGAGCGCACATGACCCTGCACACCCAGCTGCTCGACCTGGTGCAGTCTGCGTTGGCATCAGTTCCAGCCGTGGCGCCCGTCATCCACCGGCACCGCACCCGGCCCATGCCACCCCAGGTCGCCCAGATGCTCACGCTGCGCCTGGTGCGCAGCCTGGGCGAGCCGATCTACTTGTCCGGCCCAGATGCACTGCAGTGGACCAGCATCGTTGCCATCGAGTACCTGGCGCGCGTTCCGGTCGGCGTCGAAACCGATGCCGCCGTGGCCGACATGCTCAGCACCGGCCACCAGCGCCTGCTGTCCGACGCGGTCCTGCAGGCGGCCGGCGTGCGCATCGAGCCGCGCTACCAGCTCGACTGGGACCAGGACGAGCTCGATGAGCGCATCGGCGCCGTCACCGCCCTCTACACCATGCGCCACCAGGGCGACCTCACCACTCTCTCATCCACCTGACTGGAGCCACCATGTCCATCACCCTCGCTGTCGGCACCGCCGTTGCCATTGCCAGCACCTACGGCACCTCGGTCACGATGACCGCCATCACCAACGCGGCCGAGGCCGTCGCCACGCTGGCAGCCGGCCATGCCTGCGCTGTGGGCGATTACCTAGAGGTGACATCCGGCTGGGATCTGCTCAACAGCCGCATCGTGCGCGTCAAGACGGTCGTGACCAACGACGTGACGTTCGAAGGCATCATCACCAGCAGCACCACGCAATATCCGACTGGCACCGGTGCTGGCAGCATTCGCCGCATCACGGCCTGGACCAATCTCTCGCAGCTCACGGCTGACATCAACGTCAGCGGCGGCGACCAGCAATACGCCGACGTCACCGGCCTGGCCGACAAAACCCAGAAGCAGATCCCGACCCGCCGCAGCCCTGTCCAGACCACGCTGGGTGTTTTTGACGATCCATCGCTGTCCTGGGTGCCGATCGTCCAGGCTGCCTCGGATAGTGCCGTAGCCACTGCCGTGCGGTTCACCTACCCGAATGGTTCCAAGAGCGTCGGCAATGCGTTCTGGTCGATCGGCGATCTGCCGACCATCAACGACAGCACGCTGCGCAACTCGATCTCGCTGAGCTACGTCGCCAAGTCCACCCGCTACGCGACCTGATCCTGATCAGCCGCCAGCACCACCCACTGAGCCAGCTCCATGACCATCCGCATCAACATCAACCCGGCGCCCACGTTCACCGTCCCGGTACTCATCTCCGTGCCGGGCGCTGAGCCTGCCAAGATCAGCGTCACGTTCCGCCACAAGGGCCGTAAGGCGTTGGATGCCTGGATCAAGCGCCCGGCCGAAGCCAAGACAGCCGGCACCGAGATCGCCGATGCCGACTACCTGGGCGAAATCATCGCCGACTGGGCCGACATCGGCGCCGACGATCGCCCGGTGCCGTACTCGCGCGATGCGCTGGCTGACCTGCTCGATGCCTACCCGACCTCAGGCACTGAACTGTTCAACGCCTATCTGAAAGCGTTGACTGAGGCCCGCGAAAAAAACTGACTGCGGCGGTCCAGGCGCTCATGTCCGGGCCGCCGCAGCTGACGCAGCAGGACCGCGAGAACATGGAATTCCTCGGCCTCACTCAGGCCGACCTGGCGCCCCCCGTCAGCGTCATCGATCTGTGGCCCTGCCTGGCCCCGGCCTTTGCCCTCTACCGCGCCATGCAGACGCAGTGGCGCATGGGGTTCAGTGGCCCGACCGGGCTTGATTACAACGCGCTGCCCGTCGTCGAGCAGCGCCTCGGCATCAGTCCCGATGACGCAGCCGAGCTTTTTGGCGACGTGCAGGCCATGGAAGCCGCAGCGCTACTGCATCTGTCTACCAGCAGGCCCAAATGACCCAGCAGCTCACTTTCGCCCTCGGTCTCGACAGCAGCCAGTACGATGAAGCGCTGGGGCGCGCCGAGCGCAGCACACGTGCATTCGGGGCTACCGCACAGCAAGCTGGCGCAGGCGCTGAGCGCTCGATGGCCGGCATCGGCCCGGCAGCCCAGCAAGCGGCCGATGCACAGCAGCGCTTCATGCGGTCGCTGCAAGACCAGCTGACCACGCTCACCATGGGCGACACGCAGCTGCTGCGCTACAAGGCCAGCCAGCTCGGCATCGCCTACTCGGCCGGCACGCTGATCGACAAGCTATCCCAAGCTCGCGAGGCAGTGCAAGCCAAGGCGGCAGCCGATTCCATCGCTGCCACTGCGGCGCGCCAGCAGGCTGCGGCCGCTGAACAGCAGGCGTCTGCACAGCAGCGCTTCCTTGCTGCGCTGCGCGAGCAGTCGGCTACGCAGGGCATGTCGCCCGACCAGCTGCTGCGCTACCGTGCGGCGCAGCTCGGGGTCGGCGAGCAAGCTGAGCACCTGATCACCCAGCTGCATGCGCAGGGCAAAGCCGGTACCGCATCTGCTGCACAGATCAATGCCGCCATGCGCACCGTACCGGCGCAGTTCACCGACATTGTGACCAGCTTGCAGGGAGGGCAAAACCCGCTCACAGTGTTGCTGCAGCAGGGAGGACAGCTCAAGGACCAGTTCGGGGGCGTCGGCACCGCAGCCAAGGCGCTCGGCGGGTATGTGCTGGGGCTCATCAACCCTGTGACTGTTGCAGCCGCCGCTGTGGCCGCCCTTGGCGTTGCCTACGCCAGTGGTGCAGCCGAAGCGACCGGCTACAGCCGCGCATTGATCATGAGCGGCAACGCTGCCGGCCTCACTGCATCGCAGATGGGCGACATGGCGGCGCGCATTGACGGCGTTGCCGGCACGCAAGCCAAAGCCGCCGAGGTGCTCACGCTGCTGGCTGGGCAGGCCGGCACATCAGCAGCTGGCATCGAGCGCATGGCGCAGGCAGCCATCCTGCTGGAGCGCTCCGGCGGCCCGGCCGTTGAAGAGACCGCTGCCGCATTTGCCCAACTGGGCAAAGAGCCGCTACAAGCCTCGATCAAGCTCAACGAGGCGACCGGCTACCTCACCATGTCGGTCTACCAGCAGATCAAAGCGCTGGAAGACCAAGGCCGCACGGTTGAAGCCGCTGCGCTGGCGCAGGAATCCTATGCCAGCGCAATGACCCAGCGCGCGATGCAGCTGGAAGGCCAGCTCGGCCTGCTGCAGCGCGCCTGGCGCGGCATCAAAGATGGTGCCGCCGAGGGCTGGGATGCCATGCTCAGCATTGGCCGGGCCGACACCGCGACCGACAAGATCAAGAAGCTCAGCGAGCAAATCGAGCACCTGCAGCTCGTGCAGTCCAAGGGGCTCGGTGGGCAGTACGGCAACTCATCATCAGCCTCGATCGATCGCCAGCTGGCTGCGCTACAAACCCAGCGCGCCGCCGCCGAAGAAACTGACCGCCTTGCACAGCGCTCGGCCAATGCGCTGGCTGAACAGGCGCGCCAGGTCAAGGCCCGCGTCGAGTGGGACAAGACCGGCACCGAGTTCATGAGCAAGCAGGCCAAGATGGCCCAGGAGATTGCCAAGGCCCAAAATATCGGCTCGGCGGCGGGCGCCTCGCAAGCCGAGATCGATGCCCGCCTGGCCGAGATCCGCGCCAAGTACACCGAGAAGAAGACCGAAAAGAAAGACCCGCGAGACGAAGCCGGCCAGCGGCTGCTCGAACAAGTGCGTGACCGCCTGGATGCGGCCCGCATGGAGGCCGACCAGGAAGTCAAGCTGACCGATGTGCAGCGCCTGAGCCTGAAAATCATGGAGCAGCTGCGTGATGGCAAGGCCAAGCTCAGTGAAGCGCAGCGCACGCTGATCGGTACCCAGCTCGAAGAAATCTCGGCTGCTGAAAAGCTGGCCGCTCAGCGTGCGGCTGACGCGGCCTGGATGCTCGAATCAGCCACCGCCAACAGCGCGGCACAAGATGCTGCAGCCAAGCGTGTCACCGATCTGCAAGCCCAGGTCCAGGCCCAGCAAGATGCCAATGCACAGGCACGCCTTGGGGCGGCCGCGCTGGCTGACCTGCAGGCGGCCCGGCTTGACGAAGCGGCTGCCACAGCCGAGCAGCGCGCACGGTGGGCCGAAGAGTCGCTGCTCAGCACCGACATCGTCGAGACCTACCGCGCGCAAGCTCAGGCGCTGCGCGACCTGGCCATTGCCAAAACAGATGGCGCGAACATCAAGCTCGACCAGGACAACCAGAAAGCCCGTGACAAAACCGTCGAGGACTACCTCAAGTCCGGCAGCAAGATCGACCTCACGGCCGGGTTTGACAGTGCAAGCCAAAGCCTCGGCAAGTTCGTGCAGACATTCTCGATGCTGGTCGAGCAGCAGCAGGCCTACAACAAGGCCCGCGCTGACGCCATCGGCAACGCGGAAAAACTGGCCTCAGTCGAAGCCACGCACGTAGCCCAGCAGCTGGAAGGCTACGCTGGCCTGATCGGTGCCGCCAAGAGCTACGCCAAGTCGGGCAGCAAGGATTACAAAGCGCTGGAGGCAGCGGAGAAGGCCTTTCGGGCGGTTGAACTTGGCATTGCCATCATGACTGCAGCGCGCAAGATTGGGCTGATTGGGTCTGTCACTGCCGCCACAGTCGCCGGCTCCGCGCAGCAGGCTGCAGCGGCCACCGCAAGCATCGGCCCGCAGCTGGCAGCCGATGCTGTCAAGGGATCCAGCGCTGCGGCTGTGGGCGTGGCTGAACAGGCTCAAGGGGATCCATACACCGCTTTGCCGCGCATGGCGGCAATGGCTGCCGTCATGGCCGCGCTGGGCTTTGCCACAGGCGCATTTGGTGGCGGCGGCCATACTGTAGATCCCGGAAACACCGGCACCGGCACGGTCCTTGGTGACAGCGGCGCCCAAAGCGCGAGTATCAGCAAGGCCATTGAAGACCTTGGCCGCGTGGACACGATGACCATGCGCTACTCAGCGCAAATGCTTAACAGCTTGCGCTCAATCGAAGACAGCATGTCCGGCCTGGCAAATATTGTCGCGCGGTCCACAGGGGTTGATGTCGCAGCGCTTGGAATCGACACCAGCACAAAACTCAGCAATGTCGCCGAGTTCGTCAAGAAGTTTGACCTGATTGGCAATATCGCCAGCTCGGTTCCGCTGATCGGTGGCATTCTGGGCCGTGATGCTGACCGCCTGGCAAGCTTGCTTGGCAGCAGCTCCACCAGCATTGACGCATCCGGCCTGTATGCAGCCAGCCAAAAAGCTGGCGACATCATTGCTCGTGGCATACAAGTGCAGCAGTATGCTGACACGACTACCACTGAAAAAACATTCGGAATCAAAACCGGTAGCAGCAGCGATACTGTTTACGGTGCAGCCTCTGCTGAAATAAAGCAGCAGTTCACAACCATCATCAGGGGGTTTGCGGATTCCATCGGTGCCGCTGGTCAAGCACTTGGCTTGACTGCTCAGGATGTGAGCCAGCGGATTGCTGGTGTCGGCATTGATCTTGGCAAGATCAACCTGCAAGGGCTCAGCGGCGCCGACATCCAGGACCGGCTGTCGGCCGTCTTCAGCTCCGCCGGCGACCGGCTGGCCGCTGCCGCGCTGGGTGGCCTTGAGCGGTTCCAAAAAGTCGGTGAAGGCTATTACCAAACGCTGGTCCGTGTTGCCAGCGGCACTGAGGAAGCGCAGGTTGCACTGGACCGCCTCGGCGTTGCCGCGATCAGCTACACCCAGATCACGCGGGCGCAAAGCGACGTCGCAGCCGAGATCGTGCGCCAGAGCATCCAAGCCCGTGAAGGGCTCAGCGGCATTGCCGACATCATCAGCACGCTTGGCGGCAGCGCAGCTGACCTGGGATCGGCCTACAGCATGCTGACCGGCATCAGGACGCAGCTGCAGGCCATCGGTATCCAGGGTGATGCTGTAGGCCGCTCGCTGATCACTGGAGCCGGCGGTCTGCAGGAACTGCAAGATGCGGCAGCTGCATTTGCAGACCGGTTCGGGTCAGCACAAGGCCAGTTGCGCGGCCAGGTCAGCACACTGACGGCGCAGTTCGGTGCACTGGGCTACGCCCTCCCGAGCAGCGCCAATGATTTCCGCAGCCTGGTCTCGGGCATCGATACCAGCACCGAAGCGGGCCAGAAACTGCTCGGCCAGGTGCTGCGGTTGAGCAGCGGGTTTGGTGACCTGCTCGATGCCATTCAAGCCGCCACGGGCGGCCTCACAGCCGAAATTGAACGTATCCGTGCGCTGCAGGCCGGCGGCGCAGATCAAAGCACAGCGGCTCTGCAGGCCCGGTTCGCGGTGCAGACAGCCGCAGCCCGGGCCGGCGACCAGACAGCACTGGACGCGCTGCCACAGATCAGCCAGGCGCTGCTCAGCGCGGCTGAGAGCAGCGCAAGCAGCGCGTTGGAATTGGCCCGCATCCGCGCCTCGACGCTCACGAGCCTGCAGGCTACGCTGGACACCATCACGACCACTGCGGGTCTGCCCAAGACATCGATCCCCGGCTACGCCGCCGGAGGCAACTTCCCGGGCGGCCTGCGCATCGTCGGCGAGCGAGGCGCCGAACTGGAAGCCACAGGGCCGGCCCGCATCTACCCGGCGGCACAGACGGCAGCCATGCTGCGCGGCGGTGGCGGGCAAGACCAGATGCTGGACGAACTGCGTGCCCTGCGCCTTGAACTGGCTGCGCTGCGTGCTGACCAGATTTCCGCCAGCGTCCAGATCGCCACCAACACCGGCCGCATGCAACGCACGTTGGATCGCGTTGCGCCCGAGGGCGATGCGCTGCAGATCCGGCAGATCTCCGGCGAAACCATCGCCACGGTAGCGGGGTGACATGATGCTGTTCGGCTACATCCGCCCGATCGAAATCACCGATGCCATGCTGGTTTCGCACAGCGTGCCTGAAAACGATTACCCGGCCTGGTCGGTCGGGACCACGTATGCCATTGGGGCCAGGGTCATCCTGGTATCCACTCACAGCGTCTACGAATCGCTCGTCGGGAGCAACATCGGCAACAACCCTGCCACCGCCACACAGTGGCAACAGGTCGGCCCAACCAACCGATGGGCCGCTTTTGACAAAGCGCGCGGCACGGTCACGACCTCGGCGGCCGACACAATGACCATTGTGCTGACCATTCCTGACCTCGTCAGTGGCATCGGTTTGATCGATATGGATTGCGAGTCGCTGCATGTCACCATGACAGTGGACGGCGCCACGGTGTATGACAAGGATTTCCCAGCGACATATTCGGCCGCCAACGTGATCGACTACTGGAGCTGGTGTTTCGAGAGCATCGAGCCACAGGGCATGGCCATCATGACCGACGTGCCGCCGTTTCGCGGAGCACAGATCACGATCACACTCACAAAAACTGGTGGCCCATCAGTCGGGACAGTAGTCATTGGTCCTAAATATGATTTGGGGATACTGATGTCACGGGTATCAGTTGGATTCGTCAACAAATCCAAAAAAACAGAAAACGCCTGGGGCGCATTAAGCATCCGAAAAAGCGGGGTTGTTGACACGATGCGCGGTACGCTGGCTATTGAAAATGCTACAGTCGATATCGTCAAGCGCCGCATGCAAGAAGTCAAAGACATTCCAGTGCTTTTCTACTCTGTCGGCAACTTCGAGTCAATGAATGTGTATGGATTTCCATTTGATGCGGAAATAGAGATTGCTACGCCAGTTGTTTCGTACATGTCTTTTCGGATTGATAGCTTGATTTGAGGTTTGTAAATGACAATAAGCCATATTACACCAGCACCAAATGCGCCAAACAGGATTACAGGTGTTTCTACATTTAACGCTGACATGTCTGCATTTTTGTTATGGATGCAGAATAATTCAGTTGAAATAAATAATTTTATTGATTTGCTTAATGCTGGTGATACGTCAACAGCATTAGCCGGGCGACTGGCATCTGCGGCTACTGGTGATGGCGCAAATATGGTCGCAGTGCCACCACCAATGACTGATGCTGTTCCAAGAACAGTATATCTAAATCTCCTTCACTGCAAAAACCTAAATAATTGGTGTGACGGGAATGGCGCCGACGAAACAGTGCAAATTGCAAAAGCATTTGCAGCCTGCAATGCGGCTGGGGTTCAGGTGCTTGAAGGCAAGACTGATGCAAATTATGTCTGGACCGGTGTGCAAACGCTGGCTGACCGGCTTAGTATTGCTGGAAATGGCTGCACTTTTACACCGGTAAATGATGGATTCAAAACAATTGGCGGCGCCAATGACATCGGCAAAACATTTTACCGTGATTTCGCAATGCTGGGTGCCAGCAGCGCGGCCAATAGTGGGATTGCGATTGCACAAAACACGACGCTTGCGCGCACGCGCGGGATTGAGTTCCGCAATGTGCTGGTTGACAGATTTCTAAATGCAATAACTGCGCGCAGCATGTGGGACGGTGTGATTGACGGGTGCCACATCTACCGGAGCAAGTTCGGAGTTTCATTTGTCGGCCAGTGCGTCAGCAATGTCATCCGAAATTCCCATATCCTAAGCACAGTCGCAACGCAAGGGGATGGGTCCGTAGGTGTGTATGTTGATCAATACACTTATGCCGATGCAACGGCTCGCAGACCGGAAGCAATACTGATCGATGGTGAAACTCGTGTATATGGCTTTGATACCAATGCGTGGGTTAATCGCTGCCTAAAATTTTCTGCTATTAACTCTGATTTTGATGCGGCGCTGAAGTATGGTATCCGCGCAACAACTGTTGATTCCAAAATTGTAATTGCAAACAATTACGTTGCATGCATCGGGGGGGCGGTGCCAGGATATGGTATCCACATCGATGATTTAGGGTCTGCAAATTCATCCGCGCTGCTTGTTGCAGATAATGATATATGGGGTGTCGGTACGATGCCATCGGGTAGCGTAGCGCTGTACGTCGGTACAAACCGCACCGGCAAAAAAGTTATCTCGCGTAATACTCTTGGAGCTGGCGTGCCATTTGACTATGGACTACAGCTTGCCACGGTCAGCAATGCGGATGTTGAATACAATACAATAAACGGTGTAAATGGGTCATTACTTGCGCAAAATGGCGGAAGCAACAAATACACCCGCAATGACTTCAATGTGCCGATCCAGCGCAGCGGGACGCGAACAAAGGATGAGTTTGATCACAATAGCGGAACTGCCGTCACGTGCTTTCACGGCCTCGTCGTCTATCCGGCTACGGTCACAACAACAACCCTGTCAGATACTACTGACCTCGGCCTGAGTGCGGCAATTGTGACCGGTGCTCCTGCAAATCTGCTTAAATACTGTAAAGTAACGCAAGTCACTGGCGCAACGAGCATGGGATTTATCCGCGCCAGAGATAGCGGGGCAGGTGGCGTAATTATCGATCGGACTGTCGCGCTTGGTGGGGCTAGTGCAGATATATGGCTCGACATGGAGTCGTATTGACATGGGCATGCCACAAATAGACCCCACTACAGCGGCTACAGCAGCGGCTACCATCATCTGGGGACCGGAGCTTGCGGCGCTGGCGGGGCCGTACGCCGTGATCATCTTCGGTGCTGCAGTCGGTGCAGCGTGGGCGCTGGGGCGCAGCGTGCCGACGTCGCGGCTGTGCGCGGGGCTGACTGTGCTACGGCTGATCGCCACGGCCGTGCTGCTGGCTGTCGCGGTCGAGCAAGGCCTGGTGCACGTCGGCGCGCTGGCGCCTGATGCTCATTGGGCGCTCGGCCTGATCGCACTGCTGATCGGCGGTATCGGCGACGACTGGCCCAGCATCGCGCGCTGGGCGCTTGGCTTGGCGGGGCGAGCCATCGCGCGACGCGTTGGAGATGATGCCGGAGACCGGACATGATGCTGACCCCTCACTTGATCGACGCCGACCAGCTGCGCATTGCGCTGGCCGGCGTGCATGCGCTGCTGTGCCTGGGCATTGCCGGGGCCGTCGTCTGCCGGCTCAATGTCACGCATCGCGGCACGCGGCCGGACGTCCGTGCGCAGTTCGCGGCGCTTTTCGGCGGCGCAGTGGCGTCCGGGCTGCAGCCGGTGCTGTGGAGCGAGTGGCCGGGCTGGGGGTCGGTCACGCTGGCAGCAATGCTGCTGGTGTACCTCGTGCTCGGCTGGCAACGCTGGCGCCACGGCGCGCCGCCTGGCACGGCATCGGACTGGATGGGGCTGTCTGCGCCTGAGCATCCAGCCGAGCCGGCGCCGTAGCCTGTGGGGTGGCGCTGGTGGGTCCGCTACGCGGTGGTGCTGGTCGTGCAGGGGATCGTGCAGCTGCTCATCGCGTGGGCGCTCGGGCTGTGGCGGTGATACCTGATCGATACAGGCTAGCCAATCTCCTTATGCGCGCGTCCCCTTGAACTACGGCGAGCGGGACGTCCCAGACCGGCATTCTAGCCGTGCCATCTCTATGTGAAGCTCATCCCGTTTATGCTGCACTCATGTATTCGGTGATACGCGCCGATATGGCGTATCACTGGCATGAGGAACAAGCATGGCAAGCATCATCAAGGTGGGCAAGGGCTGGCGGGCACTGATCCGGCGCAAGGGGTTCCCATCCTACTGCAAGACGTTTTCGACCAAGGCGCAGGCTGATGCCTGGGCGCGCCAGGTCGAGACCGACATCGATCGCGGCCGCGCGCCGTCGGCCACGGCGGTGATGGGGCGGGTGCTGCTGCTGGCGGATGTGATCACGGCCTACCGTGACCTGCGCGACCGCTCCCGGCCGATCAGCGACAGCAGCAACGAGCACTACATGCTGCGGCATCTGGCCGATGGCCTGGGCGAGCGCGATGCCATGACGATGACCCCGCACGACCTGGTCGGCTACTGCCAGATGCGCCGCGAGGAAGGCGCCGGCCCCTACACCTGCAACATGGAGATCAGCAAGCTCGGCACGGCGATGCGCTACGCCGGCGCAGGGCTGAAGGTGACGCTGCCGGACGTGGTGGCCGCAGCGCGGCCGCTGCTCAACCACCTCGGGCTGATCGGCGGCGGAGGCCGGCGCGAGCGGCGCCCGACCGATGACGAGCTGGTCCAGATCACCGTGTGGATGGCCGAGCAGAAGGGCGCGCTGTTCGCTGACATCATCCAGTTCGCGGTGGCCACCGCGATGCGGCGCGGCGAGATCGCGCGCCTGACCTGGGGCGACCTGGACCAGGAAAAGCGCCTGGTGCTGGTGCGCAACCGCAAGGACCCACGGCGCAAGGCTGGCAACGACCAGTGGGTGCCGCTGCTGGGTACGGCCTGGGAGATCGTGCAGCGGCAGCCGCGCCAGGATGACGAGTCGCGGATCTTCCCGATCGGCGAGCAGACGGTCAGCAAGTACTTCACCGAAGGCTGCAAGGTGCTGGCCATCCCAGACCTGCACTTCCACGACCTGCGCCACGAGGGCACGTCACAGCTGTTCGAGCAGGGCTTCGAGATCCAGCAGGTTGCCCTGGTCACTGGCCACAAGGACTGGCGCCATCTGCGACGCTACACGAACCTCAGGCCCGAGGATCTGCATGTAGGGCCCGGCAAGGACCGGTGACGGCTAAATTCTGTTGTGCTGCAAGTCCCGCCATTCGTGGCGCTCCACGCTTTCAGTCCAGCGCACCATCACCTGCTGCGCCTTGCCGCACCACAGACACGCCCGCGTGTCGCCGTCCTGCGTCCAGCGCGTGTCGTCGCCAACAAAGTATTCGCGGTGCCGCGTGTCAATGGCGCAGCGGCCATCGGCAACGTAGCGCGGCCAGAAGTCGGCCACTTCCACCAGGCCGCGCAGGTTCACCCAGCAGCAGCTTTCCGCCTTCGTGCCGTAGCACAGCACGTTCATCAGCCGCGCGCCAATGAGGTCGCCTAAGTCCAGCATGCCAATCCACAGCGTGCCGCTTTCGTCGCGGTACACGCGGCTCGTCCAGGCGTGGTGCTTCTTGCTGCGCATCGTCAGCCAGCGGTGCAGGTTCGGGCTGTACTTCGCGCCGTTGCGCGGGTCCACGGCCCGCACGTCCAGGCCGGTGGGTTGCAGCACAACCCCTCGCTCAAGCCGACCCGCGTCGGCGTTCGGCAGTGTGGTGTCTTCCATCATGGGGCCGCCTCCTTGGTCGGCTTAGCTCGAACGTTGGGCCTTCCATACACCTCCCAGCAGGGCACCCTGCCGCCGTTGACCAGTGCAGTCGGCGCCGTCGGCACCAGCCGCGTATAGGCTTCGTAGTGCTCATCACCGGTCCTTTCTGGTTTGCATGCTTTTGTGTATCCACGCCAGCACCTTGATTGGGCAGACGGCGTAGTTCTTCGATCCATCTGTGCCGACGCTCAGCAGCTCACCACGGGGAAAGCCTGCGGGCCGATTGCCTCGCGCAGAGATGGTCATGGTTTTCTGCCCGCTGATGATGGCATAGCAACTTTGCATTACTAGATCAACCAGGGGTTCAGCGATATGAGCGGTTTTCATGCCGCCCGCGCCTGTTCCCGGCACTTGTCCAGGTAGTCAGCGACATCGCGGTAATCGGCCCAGCGCTTGCCGGCATCCAGGTAGGTCAGCACCGGGAAGGTGCCGGCGCTGATCTGGTTGTAGAGGGCACCCTTGGTGAGGCCCATGACCTCGGCGAGCTGCTCGGTGTTGAGGCGCACGCCATAGCGCTCGGCCACGATCATCTGGGTGACGATGCTGCTCATGGTTGGCTCCGGTACAGCTCAGCGCCGGCGACGTCGCCGGGCTCGGTGGTCTGGGTCTGGATGCGATGGCCAAGCCAATCGGCATCATGGCGCAGCTCGATGGCCAAGCCGGCATGCGCGCTGACCAGGTCAGCAGCCTCGCCGACAGCTTGCTCGATGGCCATGGCGTAGCGCTCGTTCCAGCGGTAGCCGGTCAAGGCCATCTGGTGCACGCTGCGCAGCGCGCCGTGCAGGCGACGTGTGAGCAGGTCAGCCGGACCACACAAGCGCATCTGGACACTCGCGCCGAGACCGATCTGCCAGGCCAGTTCAGCCAGGTCGCCCGGCACTTTGGCGCCATGCTCCAGGCAGTACACCGCGATGCGGGTAGTGCGCACTTGGCTGCGCATAGCCTCATCGACCTCGGCCAGCGTGCGGGCCCGCTGGAGCCACTGCGGGCGTAGATCGGCAGCAGTGACGCCTAGCGGGTAGGGCGATGCAGCAGCTGCGCCCAGGCAAGCCTGGGCGGCGCTGCTGAGGGGGCTCAGCTGCCGGCGGGTCATTTCACCAGCCCCGCGACAAAATCGTTGAGGCTGCCACCGGCATCTATCTCGGCCCGGAGCCACTTCGGCATCAAGCCCTTGCCGCTCCAGGCCTCACCGGTGTCCGGATGTCGGTACGCGACAGGGCGAGACTGGCTTCCGGCCGTGGCCTGCGGCCAGCGTAGTTCGATCTGCTGCACGACTTCTTCCAAGTGCCCGCCGTCATCAGTCCAGAGCAAAGCTTGGCTGATGGCGCAAGCCACAGCGATGCGGCCGAGTTCGTCGGGAGATAGGTCTGCCAGCTGCTCGATGATGTCTTGGCACACCAAGACACCGCCAGTGGTGTCCAGGCCGATGAGTTCCTGGGTACTGCGGCGCGATGTGCAAGCCAGCGCAGCGCAGACCCAGACCAGATCAACCGTTTCACGGCCATCTCGGCTGCGCAGCACTCTGTGCGCCAGGCGGTCCAGGATGGCGTTCGTTGCAACGGCTGGATCATCGCCACTGTCGATTTCCCCCGCCCCCCCGTCGTGTTCCTGCGCGTCAGTTTTCTTGCCATCGATGACTGTGACAGGGCCACTGGATTCCAGACTGTGGTCCCGCGCAAGCGCGGGGTTATCCAGTTCGACACTTCCGGCCTTACGGCCGGATTCAGCCAGGGGTTCGACGTGGGTTCGGTAAAGTGAAACGAGTTTGTCCGCTTGATCCGTTGAAATCATTTGAATGATCTGCGGGGGCATGAACGGATGCTTGGTATTGTTGATAAGCACATAAGTCAGCAAATGCTCGTATTCGCTGGCGTCTGCGGACGATGCCATAAGCCGATCGCGCAGCACGTTGTACGAAAGCATGCCGGGCCGGTTGTTCCAGGTGCGCCAATACCCAGTAGCATCGTTTTCTGATTCAAATTCAAGAATGTCAAACCCTTGGGCGGCATGCTCTCCAAGTTTCCCTCTGAAATGGGCCAGGCGTTTTTGCTTGAAGCAGTCGATGTTCGTGCAGACGTCTGGATTGCCTCCGGTGTCGGTCGGGTCGTTGCCGCTGCGATACCTGCATGAAAAGCAGTCTCCAGCCGACTCCAGCAAGGTGGCATCTTTCATATCCCAGCCGGCGTGGCGCTTGAGGTCGGTGGCGTAGTCGGCAGCAATGCGCTGCTGCGCAATGCGGAAGCTCACGCCCTGCAAGTCAGCTGCGGCCTTGATCTGCAGCTTGGGGCTGGCGATGCGGGTGATGAGCAGGGCCACTTCAGCATCAAGCTTGCCGCTGCGTTGCATGGACTTGACTTCAGGGGTCAGCTCGGCAGCCATGCGCATGCGGCCGTAGACGTAGCTGCGCGTCTTGCCGGTGCGGGCCATGATCTGCTCGGCGGTCATGCCGTGCTGCTGCTTGAGGTAGAGCATCGCAGCACCTTCGTCCACGGCTGCGACGCCTTCGCGCTCCAGGTTCTCGTGGATTTGAGCCTCAACGACTTCGGTCTCAGTCATCGCCTTGACCATGCAAGGGATGGTGTCCAGCCCTGCGCGTTTGGCGGCCATCCAGCGGCGGTGGCCGAACACGATTTCATAATCTGGTGCGGTGTTTACACCAATTTCATCATCTTCCGCATATCTGGCGATATTGATTTGCAGCAGGGGCCGCACCAGGATGGGTTCCATGATGCCCTGGCTCAGGATGCTGTTGGTCAGCTCGTCAAGCGACTCGTCGCTGCAGGACTGGTGGTCGGGTGAGCGCGGGTTGTACCGCGATGGCGCCAGGCGCTGCGGGTGGATGTAGGTGATGGTGGTCGTCATGCAGGGCTCCAGTGCCGCAAGTGGTGCAGCTCGATGTGGTCGGGGTGAATCAGCTCGATGTGGTCACGACGTGTCAGCAGGCCGGCGCCGTGAACGGTGACCTCGGTACCCTGGCGCAGGCGCAGCATCAGGCTGCGTGCGGCGAAGTGGGCTGCGTTCGTCGCTTCGATGGGCCGGCGCGCGAGGACTGGGGAGCAGTCCGGTCGCGTGCTGAGCGAGAGCACGAGCCAGCCCGGCGAGCAGTCGGGGTGTTCTCGTGTCGGGGCGCTGATCCGGATCAGCGCGTCGCGCAGCAGCAGGCCGCGCACGGCGACGCAGCAGCGTGCCGGCGGCGGGGTGGGTCGCAGCGGCATGGGTGGCTCCATCAGTGCACAGGGCGGTAGTCCACAGGGTGCAGGCGATCAGCTCGACGAGCACGGCGGTCAGCATGGCTGCGCTGTTCTGCAGCGTCAGCGCAGGCAGGCCAGTCAAGTTCGAGAGCAGGGCGGCAGCGGGGTCGAGGCCGGCCAGGGCGCGGGCGGTGTCGTGACCGGCGGCGCTACGGGCCAGTTGCTCGCGCAGGGCGTCGGCCTGGCGGGCGGCAGCGAGCTCGACCTGCAGGGCCTGGATGCTGGCGGCGCTGGCCAGCGTGGCGGCGCGTGGGCCGGCGCAGCGGTCGGGGGTGCGGTGCAGGCAACTGGCCAGGGCGCGATCAGCGCCGGCCGAGCGGGTTTGTGCGGCAGCCAGGGCTGCTGCAGCTGATGCAGTAGGGCGGGCGCTGATGGCTGCGAGCTGCGCGGCCAGTGCCAGGTGCTCGGCGGTGTGCGGCACGGCATCGGCCCGGACGGCTCCAGCGCGCGACGCGGCACCAGCGAAGAACGCTGCATGCCCGTAGACGACCACCAGCAGGCAGGCAGCCCAGACCAGGCGCGCTGCGGCGCCACGGGTGAGCGCTGGCAGCACATGGGCGGCCAGCGTGACGGCTGCGCCGGCAGCAATGATCAAGGCCCGGTCGATGCCTGTAGCGCCGCGATCGAACGCGGCGACCGCCGACATGGACACGCCGATCACCGATGCCAGTGTGGCACCGGTGATCACCAGGCGCGAGCGCAGCATCAGCGCGTCCATGAGCCGTGACAGTAGGGGCGCAGCTGGTCGCCGACGCGGCTGGGGTGCTTGGCAAAGTCCATCGCATCCGGGCGTAGCGCGAGCGGCAGGCCCGTGGCGTATGCGGTGTAGACACGGTCTATTCGGCTCCCCTGCACAGCGCCGGGTGTACTGGATGACTCGACCGGGCCATCCAGCTTTCGGCATAGCGCGGCACCGCTCAGCGTGATCTCGATGCTGGTGTGGTCGATCTCAATCCAGCCTTCACGGCACAGCGTGCCGATGACCTCAGCTCGGCGGCGCTGGCTGATGAGCTTGAGCGGGCCGTCTTGCAGCTCACTGAGCTGTACCGGTCGGTGTTTGAGTGCAAGCAGGTACTGCAGGACGCGGTGCGCCGACTTGTGCGGGGAGATGGTGGCGATGGATGTCATGGTGCTCTCGTGGTAGGTCAGGCAGTGAGCCAATGCACCGCAAGCATGGCGGCCATGGGCAGGGCGGCGGAGATGGCCAGCCAGCGGTACAGCTGGCGGCGCTGCTCACTGCTCATGGTCATGACGATGACGGTACCGTCGGGCTGCGGCGCGCCGCAGGGCAGCGGTTTGGGCAGCATCACGCGGCGGCCAGCCGGACGACAGGTGACCGGGATCTCGTCGTCATGCAGGCGCTCCGAGCGGTACAAGCGGTCAATCGCGTCCTGGCCGTCGTCGGCCAGCACAGTCAGGACTCGGCGCACAGTGCCTGGGCCGATCGCGACCACTTCGAACGGGATGAGGGTGCTGCACATGTCAGGCCTCCAGCCGCCGAATGGTCATGCGGCGGCGGTGGGGGTAAGCATGGCTGGCTGCAGCCAGGGCTGACTGTGGGTAGGCCGCTGTGATGTCGAGCGGGATCTCGTCGCCGAGCAGGTGGGTGACGGTCACGCGCCACCGGGTCGGCGGGAGTGGTGGCGGTGGTGGAGTAGGTGCTGTGCGGACTGCAGCTGGGCGCTGCAGCAGCGTCAGCACAACGTCGGCCAGCTGGCCCCACATCCAGCCGGCCGCGAAGCCGGCAAGGGCTGCCATGGTGACCACTGTGCGGCGGAACGCAGTCAGGGCAGCCTCGCGGCGCGGGCAGCTCGATGCGGTGTGGCCTTCGCGGCCGCAGTAGGTGCAAATCTTGTCGGATGCACTCATGTCGGGCTCCCGATGTCGTCCATGACGGTGTCAGTTGGCACGTACAGGCGAGGGGTGACGTGACCGTGCATCAGGCTGTGCTGGGGGTCAGCCTCTTCGAGCGGGACGTCGTCGCTCTGCAGCGCGCTTTCGGCCGTCAGACCGCACACGGTCTTTCTGAGGGCGTCTTGCAGGTCGAGCACTGTCTGAGCCAGCTCGGCGCGCTCGGTCTGCAGCTGCGCAATCCAGGCGCGGTGCTCGGCAAGCTGGTCTTCCATCGCCGCCAGCCGCTCGATCCAAGGCTGGCGGACATCCATGGCAAACGCGTGCACACGCTCGCAAGTCTCGGTGCCACGCTGAAGGATCAAACAGTGCTTAAACGCCAGATCTAGGTGGAGCTTCCTCAACTCCTCATCGGCCGCAGCCGGCATCGTCGTATCCATCTCGCCTCCTGCCCCGGCAGTGCCGTTTTCGTGGGCTCGGATGAATTACACCATTTGATGAATAGCGAGTCAACACCGTTTGGTGTATATTTTTGGTGAAGAAAAGCCCGCATGTCGCGGGCTTCAGCGGCCGAGAGGCCGGAAGGAGATGGAGATGGATCAGATGAACGAAATCGCCGACCTGCGCGCCAGAGCCGAGCGGCTTGAAAGCATGTTGTTGTCGATGGGGCTTCAGCGGCCGAGAGGCCGGAAGGAGATCGAGATGGATCAGATGACCTTGGCGCTCCGGGCCGATACGGCGCCGATCGATGGCTTCATACGGCTACTTGAACTGGCCAAGCTTCCCGAGGCGACGTTCCAGATCGGCAATCTGCCGTCGGAATTGGTCCGTATCGAGAATGATCTTGGTGCCGCAGACACATGTGAACTGACAGTTCGTCTTTACCCATCCGATGCTCTTCTTCGTCACGTGGCGGCAGTTCTGGCACGGGATGTCTAGGAGTTGGTTGTCGAGTGGTCCCATGGGATGTTCCTGGCATGCCCGGAAGCGCCGGGCGCGCCATGGGATTTCCATCCGCGCGCAGCTTGGTGTCGATCCCCCAAAGGTGGGAATCACACCGGGCTGACCTGCGCAGTGCTGGTGCGCCGAGTGGCAGCCAGCGCACCCGGCCCGAGCAGCGTCACCGGCTGGCAGTGACCGTTCCTTGAGTTATCGCTTCAGTGGTGCTTTGCCAGCGCTACCAAGATTGCGATGAAGACGGCGATGACAACGATTGCCATGCCGAACGAGCCATCTTTGCGGCTCGCCTCAGCGCAGCCCTTCGGGTATCGAAGGGCCGCCTTCTCTCGGCACCGATTGACGTGCTGGTTGAAGTAGCGAGTGCCACCACGGGATTTGGTCTGGCTGATCAGGAAAGCTAGGTGCTGGCGATAGGCTTCCGCTGTGTCTTCTTCAGTGCCTGATTCCTGGGTCATCTTGTAAGCGCAAACAATGCGCAGGACCAGTTATGCCAGGGGTGGATCTGGCAGTCACTCCCCTAAAGGTAGGAGTCACACGGCCTTGTGCACCCAAACGACCCTGAGCACGTGCGTCAGCTGCTCGAACGGAATAGGGGCATAGATGCTGGCGTCCTTGGCCGCCGCTTCCAAGCGGCCGCCGCCCAAGTCGCGCACGGTACGGACCCGCCAGGTGCCGGCCTGGTCTCGGCAGAGGATGGTGCGGCCCGGCTCGATGGGGGCTGCTGGATCGACATGCAACCGATCACCCGGCGCGATTTCTGGCCATAACTCGCGCGACTCAACAGTGACCAGCATTTCGCCCATGGTGCAACTCTCCAGTGCAGCCCACCCGATCACGGGCAGCTTCATCAGATGTCGGAGCGTTGCGTCTGCGGCTTGATCACCTTCGAGGGGGATTGACGGAATCACGTCGTTCTGATCTCGGTCTTGATCCAGCCAGCCGGTCGGAAGACCAAGGGACTCCTCAATGCTCCGAGCGACTTTCTCGCCGATAAATCGTCGGCCGCCAACCCGATCAGACCAAAAGCTGACTGATCGGCCGCACTGCTTGACCAAGTCGGCCAGTTGCCACTGTCGGGTATCCAGCAGCCGCCGAAGGTTTGAGGAGCGTGTGTCCATCCGTTGATTACACCAACTGATGCACATCAAAAGGTGTTGCGTGAAAGTTCATCATTTGGTGTAATGGGCGCATGGAACTGAAACGGCATCTCCAGACACTGTCAGCAGCGGATCGGGCGGACCTATGCCGCCGGATATCAGAGCGGTGCGACGCTACGGTTGGCCACATCAACAACGTTTCGTATGGACTACGCCAGTGCCACCCGCTGTTGGCTGCGGTCATTGAGGGCGAGACGGCCAAGGCAGTCAGGCGCTGGGATCTGAGGCCATCCGACTGGCATCTGATCTGGCCTGAGCTGATTGGCCACCCCGATGCACCTGTTTCGGCACAGACCGCTGCCGATGAAGCAGCGTTACAGATCAATGAGCAGCCCCCTGCAGTGAGCAGTGGGACGGAGATGGGCTCGGAAGGGCTGCGGGTGGGCTGCTCACCCATGCGTGACGAACTGGCCTTGCGCGTTCAGCCGCAAGGCGAGTTCACGGACGGCGGGGTGATGCGGCTATGAGAAAGACCATCAAGCCGCACCCCACGCTGCCCTGGCGACGGCGCAGGGACAACGCTGCGGCACTCAGGTCCGTAGCGGCGGCGCTGGAGCATCTCGGTGCGCTGTACGCGAGTGCACGGCACCCAGCCACTCCACCGTGTCCCGCACGACCTGACGCTGAGCCTCAGTCATGAAGGCCAGCGATTTTCCGGCCAGCGCAATCTCCAGCGACTGCATCAAGGCCAGCTGCATGCCAGTGTGGTCCGGATGGGTCTGGATCAGCGCCGAGATGGCGATTTGCTGTGCGGCCTGGATGGCTATGAGCGCATCGAGTCCGTGTCTGGTTTCTGGATCCATGGGCGCCCTCCTTGGGCAGGGTTGTGATGTAGGAACCTCGATTCTGCACAACCAAGCAGGGCGCCCGCCCGCCTCATGGGTGGACACGGGTTCGCATCGCCGAATGGTGGTCCCGCGCGCTGCAGGCGTCCGTGCGGTACGACACATGACAGACCAGATCCCCCCCTGCGCAGGTTCAGACCTTTCCTGCGCAGGTTTCCCCGCAGGCCCGGTGATCGGGTCTGCGGGGCTTTCTATTCAGGGGTTATCGAGATGAACATCATCTTCAACCACCGAGAAGAGGTGATCCATGCAGCCGGCATCAAGGCGATGCTGTGCCGTGCACGTGGCCTGGAGCCATCGTGCGCATGCAGGGAGATCCTGGCCAATGTCTCCCCCTCGTGCTGCCCTGCACGACAGTTGCCCACGGTGCTGGATGTCCAGCCCGTGGGCTCTTTTTTGCTCGGGCCGGATGAGACGGACAGCGAGGGCGGTCACACCGACTGACCTATCTGGCGCTGCCCGGCGTAGATCGGCAGCGCCCCACATCAACAGCATGCAGGGCAACGACATGCACAAAGGTCACACCTACAGCGAGGCATACCGGCACGAATGCGAAGTGGCATACGTGTGCGACCTCCCGACTGTGGATCAAAGGCGGGACTACCTGGACTACTGCGACCGCAAGCGCAAACCAGAGCAGGCCGCGCGCCTGCGAAGTGATGTGCGAACGCTCTTCCTGGCGCGCAGGCAAGGCGGGGGGGCCCCATTTCCCCAGCAGTCAGCGGCAGGCGATGCGCCATCGGTAGGCGTCAACCGCGCAGTGAACGATGGGTCAGGGCCGGGTTTTGGGTCCTTCCTGGGAACCGCCCATGAGGGTAATTCGAACCCCGATCGGCGTGTAGACAGTGGGGGTACGGCATAGTGAACTGGGTCAACTATGACGACGTCCTCGCCCAGCTGCGCAGCGTGGGCCTGCTGCTCGACACCATCGAAAGCGATGCCATCGGCACACGCAAGCGCTGCCGCATCGAGGGCGACGCTGAGAAGCGCGGCTGGTACCACCTGCACGAGCTGCGCACCGACTCCGGCGACACCATGCTGGTCGGCAGCTTCGGTGTCTGGCACGGCGCCGACCCCGGCACGCAGAAGATCTCCCTGCGCGGGCAGACGCTCACGCGCGAGCAGCAGCAGGCGCTGCGCGACCGCATCCACGCCGACCAGCAGCGCGATGCCGCCAGGCGTAAAGCTGAAGGCGAGCGGGCTGCGCGGCGCGCTGCCACCATGTGGCAACGGCTGTCCGAGTCCGGTACCTGCGACTACCTGCCGCGCAAGCAGGTCCAGCCCTTTGGCGTGCGCTTCAGCGAGCGTGGCGCCATGGCCATCCCGCTGCTCGACGTGCACGGTACCGTCCACGGCCTGCAGCTCATCTACCCCAGCACGCACGAAAAAGCCAAGCGCCTCGGCCGCGACAAAGATTTCTGGCCGACCGGCCTGGTCAAGCAGGGCCACTTCTTCCTGCTCGGTAGCCCAGCCGCCGCGCGAGTGCTGCTGCTGGCCGAGGGCTACGCCACCGCCGCGAGCCTGCACATGGCTACCGGCCTGCCGGCAGCAGTCGCCTTCGACGCTGGCAACCTGATGCACGTCGCCAAGGCGCTGGCCGCCAGGTACCGTGGCCTGAAGATTCTGGTCTGCGCTGACGACGACTACCTGGTCAAGTGCCGCATCTGTCGCAAGCTCACCAGCACGGCCGGCGAGCCATGCCAGCATTGCGGCGAGGAACACCCCTGCGGCAATGCTGGCGCGATAGGTGCAGATGCTGCCGCGTTGGCAACAGATGGTGCGTGGTTTTCACCATGGTTTACTGCTGAGCGGCCGACCGACAAGAAAGGCCCGACCGACTTCAACGACCTGCACGCGCTGGAGGGCCTGCACGTCGTGCGCGCCCAGGTCGAGGCCCGCCTCTCGGCACTGGGTTGGCAAGCAGCCGGCGGCACGCCGGCGCCCAGCACACCACCGCCGGGGGAGGGGGATATCGGCGGTGCCGATGCTGACCTCACCGTCATCACCAGCATCGATGAATTCCAGCGTCGCTTCTCGCTCGTCTATGAGATGACCGAGACCGTCTTCGACGCGCAGGAACACAAACTTGTACCGATCAGCAGCATGCGCAACCTCGGGTCATCGCGGCAGCTGCACCGGCACTGGATGGAATCGACCGACAAGCGCCTCGTGCGCGTCGGCGAGGTCGGGTTTGATCCGACTGAGCGCGACCCGAAGGTCAAGTGCAACCTGTGGGGCGGCTGGCCGACCACACCGCGCGCTGGCCAGTGCGGCCGCATCCTGGAGCTGGGCGAGTACCTGTGCAGCAACGATGCGCGCGGCGCTGAGCTGTGGGAATGGATGCTCAAGTGGATCGCGCTGCCGATCCAGCGGCCCGGCACCAAGATGAAAACCGCGCTCGTCCTGCACGGCCCGCAAGGGACGGGGAAGAACCTGTTCTTCGAGACCGTGATGCGCGTCTACGGCGAGTACGCCCGGGTGATCGATCAAGAAGCGCTCGAAGACAAGTTCAACGACACCTTCAGCCGCAAGTTGTTCCTGGTTGCCGACGAAGTGGTTGCCCGGCAAGAGCTGTTCCACACCAAGAACAAGCTCAAGGGCTTCGTCACTGGCACCGAGATCCGTATCAATCCGAAGAACGTCGGCGCCTACTTTGAGAAGAACCACCTCAATCTGGTGTTCCTCAGCAACGAGCCGCAGCCGATGGTGCTGGAGCGCGACGATCGACGCTACTGCATCGTCTGGACGCCTCCCAAGTTGGAGCCTGAGTTCTATAACGAGGTGCTGGCCGAGATCGATGACGGCGGCGTCGAGGCGCTGCACGACTACCTGCTGCACCTCGATCTCGGCGACTTTGGCCCGGCCTCGCAGCCGCCGATGACGCAAGCCAAGCGCGACCTGATTGAGCTCAGCCTGGACAGCTCCGAGCGCTTCTACAACGAGTGGATCGGCCGCGAGCTGCCGCTGCCCGTCGGCCCGGTGCGCACCGAAGACCTCTATGACGCCTACCGCCATTGGTGCGGCCGCCAAGGTGTGGCCAAGCCAGCGCAGCAAAGCACCCTGATTGGAGCGCTGTCCAAGCGACCAGGCGTGCACAAAGCGCGTCCACGGCACTACAAGCAGCGATCCCGCACGGTCACCACACAAAGCAATGTGATGTGGCCAGCAGGTGCCGAGCGTGAGATGCACATGGATCAGCTGTCCGATGCGCTGGCCATCTTCGGCGAGTCCGTCGCCCAGTGGAAAGAGCCCGCGAAAAAGGGCCTTGGCGACACCATCACTGACCCGCGTGACCAGGCAGAAGGGATCAACGATGTGCCGTTCTGACACCCTCATGACCATGAAAAAGCGCCTGCACAAGCGCCTGCACAAGCGCCTGCACAGCCCCTGCAAAGTGGCTGCACAAGTGCCTGCACAAGCGCCTGCACAAGCGGTCCAGACAGGTATCGGTCAGCCGCAACGCGTGGTCATGCCCTCTGATTTCAAGGTCTGTGCAGGCGTCTGTGCAGGCGCTTGTGCAGGGTCTGTGCAGGCGCTTAGGATGCCTGCACGCATCGGTAAGTGCTTGTCAGGACTGAGTTTTTCTGCCTTGTGCAGCCTGTGCGGCCGCCTCGTGCATGCGTGTGAGCGGGCGCGGGCATGCGCAAGCGCAGGCGGGCAGGCGGGCGGGCGCACGCTCACACACGTGCGCGCGATTCCCCCCTACGTACGCCTGAAAAAAGCATGTGGAGTAGCAGTATGAAAATCACCCTCGACACGTCGGCCCTGGCCTCCCTGCAGTTGGCTGTTCAGCAGATGAGCGCTCGGCGCCTGAACGCTGCGCTGGCCACGGCGCTGACCCGCACGGCGGTCGAAACCAAGGCGGTTCTGACCGACCGTCTGGCGCGCGACCTCGACCGTCCCACGCCCTACACGCTGCGCTCGCTCTACACCAAGCCTGCGCGAGCAGACGCACTGCAGGCAGAGGTCTACTTCAAGGATGATCTGGCCGGCAGCGGCACTCCCGCGACCAAGTACCTGTTGCCGCAGGTCGAGGGCGGTGCTCGCCACGTCAAGCGCTTTGAACGCGCCCTGCAAGCTGCTGGCGCGATGCCGGCCGGTTGGCATGCCGTGCCTGGTGCAGCGGCCCGCCTCGATGCCTACGGCAATGTCAGCAAAGGCCAGATCACCCAGATCCTCAGCCAAGTCGGCACCGAACTCACAGCAGGCTACAACCGCACACTGACCCGAGGCAAAGAAAAGGCTGACCGCACAAAGCAGCGCCGCGCCTATGGCCGGGCTGGCGGCCAGTTCGTCGCGATTCCTCGGCAGCAGGGCCGGCTCAAGCCAGGCATTTACATCGCCGAAGCGCGCGACTTCGGCGCCAAGCTGGGACTGGGCCGTACAGGCAAGCTGCGCCCAGTCTTCCTATTCGTCAAATCGACCCAGTACCGCGCCCGCTTCGACTTCCAGGGCATCGCGCAGCGCACCGCCGAGCAGCGCCTCGGCCCGAACGTTGAGCGCGCCGTCGGCGAGCAGCTGGCCCGCATGAATGCGGCTGGCACACAGCAGTCTTTCGGGGGGTTCTGACCATGGCTGATTCCGGACATCTGGACAACCCAAACGTCGTGACGCGCTCCGAGTTTGCGCGCCTCAACGAGTGGAGCAAGTCCTACGTGAGTAAGCTTGGCAGCGAAAGTCGGCTGGTGCTCACGGACGACGGTAAACACGTGCTGGTGGCCGAGAGCCTGGCGCGCATCAAGGACACCTCTGGCGCGCTTGAGCGTGTCAGCGCACCAGTGGTAGCACCGCAGGTGCGTGCCGATCGCGACCGCAAGGAGTTCTATGACGCTGAGCAGGCCCGGCTCGACCTGGAGAAGCGCGTCGGCAAGCTGCTCGACAAGCCCGACGTGCTGTCGGCGGTTGCCGATGCTGCTGCCGCTGTGCGCAGCAAGCTGGAAAATCTGCCACCCCGCCTGGCGCCGCAGCTCGCCGCGCAGGGCGGCAACGAGCAGCGCATCCGGCTGATCCTGGCCGATCACATCGAGCAGCTGCTGGATGACCTGAGCAGCCGATTCGCCAAGCTAGCCGAGCTTGGCACCGAGGACTGAGCGCATGCAGCCTGACCTGGTTGTTCCTGATCTCGTGCCGGTCACGCTGCCGCCTGCTGGCCCAGTGATCTACAGCGCACTGGCACGTGGCCTGGCTCGGCGCAAGACCATCTCGGTCAGCGACTGGACCGACCTGCACCGCAAGTTGAGCAGCAAAGGCAGCGCCGAGGCCGGGCAGTGGAGCACTGACCGCAATCCGCCGACCCGTGAGCCGATGGACTGCTTCAGCACGCGAAGCTCGGTGCATGAAGTAGCGCTCATGTGGCCGATCCAGTTCGCGAAGACCGAGGTGGCACTGAACGTGATTGGCTATGCGATGTGCGAGAACCCGGGGCCGATCATGGCGTGCCTGCCCGGGGAGGTCACGCTGAACAAGTGGTCAGCCCAGAAGCTCGGGCCGATGCTGGATGAATCGCCAGCCGTCAAGGAAACGCTCACCAGCGTGGCCAGCCGTGAAGCGGCCAACACCCGCACCTTCAAGGACTTCGCTGGCGGCCAACTCTTCCTGGAACATGCAGGTAGCCCGAGCCGGCTCAAGAGCACCAGCGTGCGCCTGCTGGTGGTCGATGAGGTGGACGAGTTCGCCGCCAACTTTTCCGGCGGTGATGACCCGGTGGCCATGCTCGATGGCCGCACCAGCGCCTTCCCATCCACGTCGCAGCGGCTCTACATCAGCAGCCCGCAGATCAAGGGCCAGAGCCGCATCGAGGCGAAGTGGGAGATCAGCGACCAGCGCCGCTACTTTGTACCATGCCCGCACTGCGGCCACGAGCAGCATCTGCAGTGGAGCGGCCTGAAGTGGGCTGCGCACCGCCACCCCGAGCACGGCCGGCGCGCCTGGTACATCTGCCAGGAGTGTGGTGCCGAAATCGAAGAGCATCACAAGACCGACATGATCCGCGCCGGCCGCTGGATCGCCACCAACCCGGCTGGCACGATCCGGGGCTACCACATCAACTGCCTCTACTATCAGATCGGTCTGGGCCCGCGCTGGTCGGCCCTTGCAGAGATGTGGCTGGATGCCCAGGCCGACCCGGCCAAGCTCAAGGTGTTCGTCAACGACCGCCTGGCCGAGACCTGGGAAGACGAAACAACCCGCCGCGTTCAGCACGACAAGATCGCCGACCGTGCCGAGACCTACCCACTGCGCACTGCGCCCGAGGGCGTGCTGTGCATCACCGCCGGCATCGATACCCAGGACAACCGCCTGGCGGTGCAGCTGGTCGGCTGGGGCCGCCGGCAAGCGTTCTGGGTACTCGACTACGTCGAGATCTTCGGCGACCCCGCTGGAGATGAAGTTTGGCATGCCCTCACCACGCTGCTGACGCAGCCCATTCAGCACGCCAGCGGCGGCACGCTGTATGTCGAGGGCATGGCGCAGGATGCTGCCGGGCACAAGACGGAAGACGTCAAGGCCTTCATCCGCCGGGCCCGGCGGCTTGGGGTGCGCCGGCCGCTGTGCATCTTCGGCGCCGTGCCGAACAACGCGCCGATTCTCGACAAGGGCAAGCAGGCTGATGTTACCTGGCGCGGCAAGACCGACAAGAACGGCATCGTCATTTACCACGTCGGTACCGTCGAGGCCAAGAAGTGGCTGTACAGCCGCCTCAGCCTCGACGCCAAGCACGATGAAGAACACCTGCAAACGCTGCAGACCGAGGAGGCCGCTGCGCGCACACAAGGTCGCGCCACTGTCCCAGTTCCGCCAGCGCTGCGCCAGTGCCACTTCAGTGCAGAGCTGCCACAGATGTACTTCCCCGGCCTGACCAGCGAAACCTTCGACCCGGCCAAGAACCGCTACGTCAAGAAGCGCTCAGTGCGCAACGAGCCGCTCGACACCTGGGTGTATGCATTCGCTGCGACACACCATCCAGAACTGCGCCTGCACCGCGCCACTGAATCGGATTGGGCCCGGCGTGAAACGGAATTGCACGCAAGAGCCAAACAGGCAGCCAATGCAGTGATGGTGTCGATGCCGGAAAGTGACACTGCCCCAGTCCCCGCTGAAACAGTCATCCCGACCACTCCAGTTCTTCCAGAAACGCCACCGGCCAAGTTTTGGCACAACTACTCTGCCCGCCGCAACAAATTCAACCGCCTGAGCAACCTATGAGCCGAAATTCAACTCTGCTACGGACCATGGCTGAACAAGCCGCCTCGCACCCCCGTATCGAGAAAGCCATTCTCGGGGCGCTGCGGGCCGAGCTACCGAATCTCATCGAACAGATGCTGTCGCAGATGTGCGGAGGCGAAACGCTACGCATGTATGTGCGCAAGCGGCCGGCGCACGCGAAGATGGAGAGAAACATGCGTATCCAGGCGGATGCAGCCAGCCAAATCCCGTTGGCAATGATTGCGAAACGCGAGGATCTCACGCTGCGCCAGGTTCAGCGCATCGTTCGCACGACAAAAGCAGGGCTCGAAATGTCGCTGACCGACGGCTATGGTCACAATCATGAGTGACAACACAACCATGAACCCCGGATCCGGCGGCGATGTCATCGCCACCGATGAGCTGGCTACGATCAACGGTGCTGCCGCGCCCGCTGGGCTGAAGATCCAGCGCGTCAAGATGGGTTTCGGTGGCGATGGTGACGCCCAGGATGTGAGTGCAGACCATCCCTTGCCGGTGGTTGTAGCCAGCGGCGCGACCGCAGCTGCGCAGGCCGCTGGCAATGACATCCTGTCCAGCATTGAAGCCAAGATGCCGGACTTGATTGGCGGAAAGTTGCCGGTCATCGACCCGTCCGCGCTGCCGCTGCCGGCGGGCGCTGCAACCGCCGTCGGGCAGGCGGCAGCTGCGGTAGCTCAACTGGCTCAGGATGACCGCATCGATCTGATGCTGTACTTCCTGAGCGCGATCCTCGAAAAAATGCCGACACCGGACAACGCTGACCGGATGCGGGTCAACCTGGAAAGCAGCACGCAGACCCAGATGGGTATCTCGGGCATTTCCAACCCCTCGACGGGTGCACTCACTCCCATCAACAGCATGCCGTTTGACCTGCCCAATATTGGCTCGTCGCGTCTGTACGACCAGGTGGTGTTCTCATGACCATGCTCAGCAAGCTCCGAAAGAAAGTCCACCGCAAGTCGTGGGAGATGTGCACGGCGCTGCCGTCTGTACCGACCGCTGGCGGTTTTGTGGACTGCCTGTCAGATGCGGTGTTCCCCGATAACGTGTTCATGGTCAACGGGGTCAACGGCATCTGGTCGTACACCGCGAAGGAAGACTCCTGGGCGCAGTTGCCAAACTCTGGTGTGGCAGGCGCCTACGGATCCGGGTCATGCGGCGAAGCGCGCGAGATCGGCATGCTCGGAGGGTCGATCACCAACACGCCCACGGCTGGCACGACCAATACCCTGACCACCAGCAGGACGATCGTGCGCAGCCTCGCAGGCGCTGAATTGCGGGTGGTCAGCGGCACGGGTGTCGGCTACATCGGCACGGTGGCGAGCAACACACTGGGCGCCAACTCGGTCTTCACCGTGACGCCGGCCAGTCTCGTGCCGTTCGATACCACCACGACCTTTCAGGTGTTCAGCGGCAGCCTCTGGTTCTTCAACGCGGGCACCAGTGCGGTCGGATTCAGCGTGTACGACCGGGCCACGAACGCCTGGACGGCCAAGTCCGTGAC